ACAGGAAATGTAACCGCTAGTGGTTCCGGCTCCGTAGCGGCTACTATTGCTGATGAGGCTGTAACATATGCAAAGATGCAACACGTTTCAGCAACAAGCAGGGTGCTAGGTAGGATTACTTCGGGTGCTGGAGATGTTGAAGAACTTACCCCCGCTAACGTAAGAACAATAGTTAGTAGCGGTCTTAGTAGCGGCGTAACCCCTGCCGTTAATGACGAAATACTTATTACAGATACAGATGATAGTGCTATTCTAAAATCCGCTACATTTTCTGATGTTGCTACTACTATACTTGGTGGTGCGCCCGGCACAGGCACTATGGTTCTTGAGTTTGTTGGAACACATACCGGAACACATTCGATTTCTAACGCTAGTTGGACAGATGTAAGTTTGGCTGGAACACCTTTACATGGCTCTATAACAGATGTTCCTAATTATGCAGGTGGAGGAACCAAAAAAGGTTATACTATACCAGCAGACGGACTTTATTTTGTTCAAGCGATGATAAGTTTTTCTGCATGGGCTGGTAACGATAATACTTATTATATCGCTAGAATTACACAAAACAGTAGTGGAGGCTCCGCTTCTTTAGGAGATACATTTAGTATTACTGGTAATAGCGATGGTGGTGATGTAAACCCAGTAGAATACTTTGTTGCTTTTTCACAAAACGACCAAGTGGGTTTAGCAACTTATCAAAACATAGGTAGTAGTAAAAACGTCGCTTTTTCTCAATTAGCAGTATATAGGGTGTATGGAGTATGAGTAAAACATTACAACAAGTTTTGGCCGAACAATATCCCACACTTGACCAAGTGTTTTACGGTGTGGTCGGTTGGGATGGAGCAAACAATCAGAATGTTTTTATACGCAGGGCATGGCCTTCTGACCTTGGTACTGCGCCAACAGACGAACAATTAACGGAGTGGATGAACGAATGACGAAAAGAAAGGGAAAAATAGTGTATCAACCGCCAGAAAAGTCCTTTACGAACATAAACATTGAAGAGACACCTCATGGCTACAAGATATACAGGCCGGGTGCAGATAGACCTTTTACAGTGATTCCGTTGTCGGCAGTTAAGCAAATAGTATATGATAGAGAGTGAGAAAAATGAGCGATTTAGAAGTTTGGATTCCAGTAATAATGTTAGTAGTCGGCGCAGGTGCATGGGGCTTAAATAAATATAAGAGCATCATGGCTGACGGTAAAGTTAGCCTTGAAGAAGTCCTCGACACGGTAAGCGAAGCAACCGACAAGGTTGAGGAAATCGCAGATGCCGTGGAGGATGCTAAGGATGCAGAATAATCCTCGATACTTAATCGAATGGCTTAACCTCTATTTCCCGGAGGAGGAATAAATGACTTATTATTGCTCCGTTGCTGATGTAGGCTCTCGTCTAGGTCTTAATAGTGACCAGCGCACACGCGCTACTACACGCATTACTAGCGCAATCCGTAGGGCTACAATCGACATAGACCAAATTTATCGAGATTACGGTAGAAACGTACCTTCAAAAAGTATCAAATCTACTACTCTTGATGGGGCGGTTACTGCCGGTGCTACCACAATTACATTAACAAGCAGCACAGGATTTAGTACCGCAGGTAATGGTAACATAGATGGAGACTCCTTTGCGTGGAGTGGAAAATCTAGCAACGATTTAACTGGATGCACAGGTATTTCTTTTGACCATGCTGATGACTCTCCTGTCGAAGAAGGAGAAGAAGCCCATGTACTGCGTGAGATTTGCGCGGACATAGCGGCGGCATATTATTATGAAGATGAAGCAACATTTCAAAGTCCCGGCGGAGAAGGCGGAATGAGAGGGACAATATTACGCGAAAGAGGCAACAGTAACCTAATACGTCTAGCACACCTCGGTTCAGTTGATTGAGGTAATTATATGGCTAGAACAAGACTAACTGGTACAAGGACTACATCAGTAGGTATCTCAAGACAAGATGTAGTTAGTTTTGATGCTTATTTTGATAAAGGAATTAAAAAAATAATAAAAGAATGGGATGAAGTAATCAAAGAAAATGTGAATCAAGCCATAATGGATGGATTAAGAAATGCGGCGATTTTAGCAAAGGAAGATACTGCTAAAGAAATGTTTTACAAAACCGCAACAGTAAATAATACTGGATTACCTCCATTAGAAACAGCAATTCCAGATTTAGGCTCAAATACAAGGGCTAGAAATAAATTTCCGGGGCAACAGTTAGTAAAAACAGATAATAGAAGAAAAGACGTTACTGCAATTCAAAGAATATGGGACTCTTTGGGTTATTCTATTTTTGACGAAAGAGCGCGGCACGTTAGAGCAGTATTAGGTTCAGCAGATTGGACCGATAGAGGACATATATTTAGTGGTGTTAGAGCAGTAACAGCACCCCACGCAGATAGTCGAGTAACCACAGGCAGAAAACCAGATGGTGGTTTTAATCTAGCAGAAGCATTTGAACAAGGAGTTCCTAGATACAAATATAATTTCAAAAGTACCCACGAAGACTTTATCGGAGTTACCCCTGCACCAACACCAATGTTTGATGCGCCTGTTGGAGTAGTTACTTTAGTTAAAGAGGCATATCATCCGGGTTTCAAACAAGTTGGTGCGGTAGCAATATATAGAGATTTGTTTGCTGACCATTTAGCAGAACAAGTTCTCTTAAAATTAAATTTAAAAGGAATTACTTATTTAAATAAAACAGGAGGATTGGGTTACTAATGGCTATCGCAACTAAGACTCAATACTGGACAAGCCGTATGAACGGCACAAATCCAGCCGCTTTAACTGGAACATTTAATGATTCGTGGACTGTAAGCGGTAGCGGTGGAGCCGCTAGTGGAGAATACTGGAGAATCACTAGCAACGGCTACTGGTATCAAACTCCTACAACAAGTGATTATACTATGATAACATCTTTTACTTTTCCGAATACAGGAGCATTACCTTCTAATGGTACTGTACTTATGCGTCTTGATAACGCAGATTATAGAGTTGAAGTAAGAGCAAAAGGTAACTCTTCTAAATTAGACCTTGTAGGTGCTACTACTGTTACTACACCGGACCTAGATTTATCATTGGCTGATGAAAACCCGGTTGCTATTATACTTCGCCTTACATTAGATGCTAGTGGTAATGCTAGATTGTATATGCGTGAAATTATCGAAGATGATGACGGTGCTACACATTATCTCTCCGTAACTGGTGCTAGTGGCTCCGGCAAAGATGCACGATGGGGTAATTCATCCGGCACAGTGGATTGGGGTACAGTTTATTTTACAAACGCAGGGGCATTTGGTCCCGATGAACTAATGCCTTCTGATTTTGCTCAAGATGCGCTTGTCCGTATGGGTTTGGGTGTCGTAGAACAATTACAAAATAGTACGAGAATGTATCTTAAAACACAAGTAGATAATTCTTCTATCCTATACGCATATGATTTATCATCCGAGATGATTAATAGAATTGCACCACCCACAGTTCATGTTATGATTAAAAACTTAGCCTCTCCCGAATTTGAAGCACTTTCCGGTAGTAAGGTAACACAAGATTATGATGTTATTATATTTGTAACTACTAAAGGTACTAATTATGAAAATGCTTATCGTATGGGTCTTAATATTATAGGAGAAGTATTTGATGAACTCTATACCAATACAGGTCTTTTAGGAACAACAGATAGCCTAATATCTTATAATGCTGAATTAGATACTAAACGAGATTCTGATGATGTTGTATGCGTACACCGTCTTGATATGCGATATATGCGCCGAATTGATATGCGTCATCGCTAATTGGTGCGAATGCTTAATAATCAATCGGGGAATCAACAAATACTGTCGAGGTGCTAACCTATGGTCGAATTCTTAAATCGTTATGTCTCAATAGAGAAGGAATCAACTTACGGAACTGAACCAAGCGGAACCCCTATCTACGGAGAAGTAGATGACGAATCACTAAAACACTCTTATGACTTGTTGACTCGTACAGATATGAGCCGACCAATCAGTGCAAAATCCGTAACCGGAACTGAATATTCAGAAGGCGACATTAACCTCGCTATGCAGGTTGATGATTTCGTAGGAAATCTATTATACTCATTTTTCCCACAAGACGCATACAGTAACCCATCGGGTTCTATTCACCAACACGTTTTGACCGAGCCTTCTCTTACAAACGCATCGAATGGTGTTTATCCATCATGGACTGTCCGTGTTGGGCGTGAAGAAAAAGAACACACCTTTACTGGTATGATGACTAACTCATTAAGCATTAGTGCATCAGTTGGAGAATATGTTACAATGGGTGTTGGATTTGTCGGTAAAGCAGAATCCGCAACCGCCGCACTCGCTACCCCTACCTTTGATGGTGTCGCTCTTGACGCATTATACTTCGCTAACGGACAGGTTGTATTTGATGATGGTAGTGGTTCGGGACCAGCAGCATCGGCTTCTGTTAAATCAGTTAGTTTTGATATTAATCTAAACCGTGATACAGATAATGCATATGGTATTGGAAACAGCACATATGGTCGCGCACCTCCAGCACAACGTCGAGAAATCACTGGAACTCTTGAATTTAACAAAGTAATTTATACAAGTTCTCTCGATGAGCCTACTTACGATAACTTGATTGCGGCTGATGGTCTTGAATACATTGATGGTAGTGACCCAGTATTGAAACTAATATTCCAAGACGAAGCAGGGGCGGATTACATTAGGTTTGATTTCTTCAAGATACGTTTTGAGGCTCCCGAAGCATCAGTAAGTGGTCGTGATACTAACACAATGACCGTGAACTTCGTTGCTCTATATGATGATAACCTCGGCGGTATGAAAGTTACAGCATCCGGGCTTCAACTAGCCTCGTCCCAATACGATTGAGGTGATTAAATGAGTTTCGTAGAACTAGCAGAATCTCTTGGACATGAAGTTGATGAGGCTTCCGCAGAAGTTCTATCGAAACTTGAGAACAAAAGCGTTGCACTAAAATACATTCGCAGACTTCCTAAGAAGGCAACTAAGAAAGCAGCACCTAAGAAGGCTGCTGCTAAGAAAACCTCTCCTAAGAAGGAGAGTGAAGAATAATGGCGGTTGGTGACGGCGGCATTAAGATTGTCGATAAGACAAAGATTACCGTTGCAGAATTAAAAACTACAATGGCTGGTCTTGCAGCAGCCCTACAAGCATTCCTTCGTGGTAGCACATTTGCTAACAACGATGTTATTTATCAAATTATTTATGAGAGAAACAAAAACAGTAACGATGTTACAGTTTATGTAGTGTTTGAAGACAATTAATAGGTGATTGAAGATGTCGAGAAGATATACAGAACCAGTAAGTGAAAAGAAGCCGAAGAAGGCTTCAAAGAAGAAAAGTGAGAAAGTGAAGAAAGATGCCGGTACTAAAAAAGGAAATTGAATTGAACGACGGACGCAAAATTTGGGTGCGGCAAGCATCCGGTATGCAGAAATTACGAATAGAGAATATCCAAGCAAGGATATTCCGTAAGTTTAGACATTTTGGCGACCCTACTGAATGGACAGATGAGCAAAACGAAGAATTCGTAGCCGCTCTTGATGAAGCGGGTGGTGGTGTATCAACACAAATGTCCGAATGGATTCCCGATTGTATTCTTGATGAAGATGTTGATGTAGATACATTAACTAGCGCAGAATTAAGGGATTTATTGGCGTTTGTGCGTGGTGATGACCCGGATGGCGCAATCCCTTTGGTGGCTTCTTCCGAGTAGCCGTACCGTTATGTATGGCCTTTAAGGGCATACTACCGTCTGAATTATGGGCGCGTTACGATTGCGAGGGAGGGAAAGAAAATCTTGAAATGGATTTAATTGTTGCTAATGAAATGAATGACCGTATTAGCGAAGCAACAAAAACCAGTAAAAGAGATGCTAATGCTATGGTTGCTAGACGCAACCAAAAACGCGAACTCTTAAACAACAATAAAGGCCTGTTCCAAGCGTTGAGAGATGCGAATGTTCCGATTGAGGGCAGTAATGAAAGTGGGGATAAGTAATGATTGAACTTCTTCCCACATGGATAATAGCGGTTGTATTCGCGGCTACCATGCTCGTTAATCGTGCTGGTGCATCCCGTGTTTTCTTCGATGTTATCGGCGTATTCTATGCAAATAGAATGCTAAAAGATGCTAAGGCTAAAATGGCTACATTACAAGCACTGGCTCTTGACGGTCTTTCGGGAATTGAAGATGCGGCCTCAATGTTTGGCGCAAAAATGGCCTCGCTAACGGACGAAGTAATTCCTATTGCTAATAGGATTGCTGATGCTCGTATTGAATTTGAAAAGTTCGTAATAGAAAGCGCAGACGCAGAGAAAATAGCCGACGATGTTATCAACATAGGTCAAGGTTTTGGTTTTACTGCTGACCAAGCACTTGTAGCGGCTGCTCGTATGGCGCAGTTGT